TAGTTGGATCAAATGTTAATGCACCAAGTCCAGCTTGTGTTGCTGCTTGTTGTTGTGCTGCTTGTGTTAATACATTTTGTCCAGCAACTTGTGGAGACATTCCTTGTAATTCTGCTGCTGTTGGAGCTTGTCCAGTCTTTGCTGTTAATAGATCTAAATATGTTTGACCTGCTGCTTCTAAATATGGAGCTGGTTTTGATATTGAAATTTGTTCTGTTGCCATTATGCTACCTTATTTTGTTTAACTTTTTTCTCTAAAGACTTCATTAACTTATACATCTTTTGAGCACCTTTGTTAATACTTCCACCACCTGCACCTCTTACGGCATCAGCTGTAAATACAAACTCATTCTTACTTAACATTGCAGGAACATCATCTGCTTTTTCTTTAATTCCAACAGGTATATAACCACCTTTTGCTCTTAAGTCCAACTCAGAAATACCACCTTGATTCTTTCTCATTGGTATTTCGCCACCCATAGCCATGCCTTGAGCTGGCGTTAATTTAATACTTAGTATACCAGATCCGTCATCCATCATACCACCAACTGCAGCAGTTGTTCTTATACCAAAAGATTCCATTGGAAGTCGTGATTGGTAAGCATTTTGATAATATTGTTTTTGTTCATTATAAATTTGTTCATTGAATTCACTTGGAGATAATCCCAATTCATCTGCTTTTTTCTTGGCATCTAAATAACTTGGTATCGCCATTGCGATTGAAAGTGCAGCTTGTTTATCTAATACTTGTTTTCCTGTTACAGGATCAGTTTTATACAATATAGCATCAGTAGCTTGTTTTCCTAAATCTATTATGTTTCCAATTCTTTCAGATCCAGTTAAAGTAGACCCTGGATTTATTGTACTAAAAATTTTAGAAACTGTTCCTTGTCCTTGTTCTGAATATGGAGTTGAACCAATATCAAAATATTTACCTAAGGCACTTGCTAAACTTGTTCCTTTTTGTCCTACTTGTAATGCACCACCAGGAAGTTCTATTGCTCCAGATCCACCATAACCAGTTGGCATAAATGATCCTAGACCCGTAGCACCTTCTGCTCCACCAAATTGAACATATGGTAAAGTTGAAGCGGCTAAGCTTAATGGATTTACTTTTCCTGTTCTTGCTGAACCTGCTATTGAAGCGATTGGTCCATAAACTGGTCCTAAGAAAGGAGCTGCTACTTGTAAAACTGGATCTAATTCTTTTGGTATAAATGTCTTAGCAAATTTTTTAAGAACACTGCCTAAGCCGTATTGTTCACGTTCTACTAAGGAACCTACTCCGTATAATTGTCTATTCATCTGTGCTCGCGCTATTGTCATAAATTAATAATAGTTAATAAGGCAGGCGTAAATATCCTGAAAACAGTAGACTTTACTTGATTTTATTAGATTCGTCAATCTTTCTTGTGTTTATCAATTCGTCAACAAATTTACCTTCAAATGAATATTCTCCAACATGAGTAATGAAATCATCAACATAACAATAACATTTTCCACCAATATCTCTAAATTTTTGACAGAATGCAAAGTCTTCCCCATAGTATTTATTTGTTTCTTGATCAAACCATGTATCAAAGAAATTCCATAAATTCTCAGTGTCTTTTGTCTCACCATTAATTATCGTTGGTTGTTTAATTTTAAGATGAGGATATTTTTCAATCATCTTTAAAATAGCTTCTTTTTTAATAAGCATAAATCCAGTTGGAGCATGGGTTACTTCCATAATGCCTTTACTAACAGTTATGCTTTGTTGATCTTCTACTTTTATTGGATATGTAAAACCAGATTTTGATAAATCATTTATATTAATATCTTTTTGATCTTGTATTCTACCGTGTACCTTATTCCAATTTATGGTTTTCATTGGATATGGAATTGAGACAACATCTTTATTGCACTTCAATAATTTAACTACAGAAGATGGGTCAAATGAAATATCTGAATCAATGAATAACATATGAGTATATTCTTTTTTATTTAAGAAATTAGATACACATAAATTTCTACCTTGTGTAACTAAAGATGACTTTAATAATAAAAAATCTATTGTAAGTCCTAAGGAATGACCCATTCCTTGTAATGTTAATAATGATTCAGTGTAATGAATAGATACTTCAGAATGAACTGGAGTTGCTACTAATAGTGTTACATTTTTAAAATCAAAACCATCTGTCTGTATAGTTCTTTGTGGTATAACGGATTCTATTTTACTTCCTTCTTGTTTAAACCAGATAGGTCTACTTGCGTCTTGCATTAATTGCTCCTTTTATAAGATTAGTCCAAGCGTAGCCAATTTTATCCCAATTATAAAATCTATTTACATAATCAATTTGCATATCTAAATGTTGTCTGATTGATGGATGATCCAAGGTCCCTGCTGCATGTTCAATTGCAAATGCAAACTTATGCGCTAAACTTGTAAATGATTTATCGTATGGAACGTAGGTAATAAATTCTGCACCTGTTTCATATAAAGCACCATAGTCTGTTGTGATACAATAAAGTCCAGCTGCCATTGCTTCAAGCGCTGATATACAAAATGTTTCTTCCCAGATACTTGGAAAAGCAAAGATATGATATTTATTTAAATTCTCTCTTATGTATTCATTAGGTTTATAACCAATATAATTTACATTTGGTAATGATCTAGCTTGTTCATATAAATCTTTATATGCGTCATCATTAGCTTGTTTAAATGCATCTCCATATACTTCAGTTGATGAATAAACATCTAAACTAATAAGAGGATTTTTAACAAGTTGCATTGCTGCAAGTATTACATTTAAACCTCTCCAAGGAGTTGGATGAAATATTAATTTAATTGGTTCACCTTTTACATGTCTAGTTCTTGGAACAATTGGTACTACACCATTCTTTATAACAATACATTTTTCAGTTGGTATATCAAAATACATTCTAAATTTCTCATAATTCCAATGTGAGTTAAATACATACCAATCATATTTGTTATGATTAGATTTATCTTTAAACCATGGCGCTAAATTTGGTTGATCGTATGAATTCTTTTGCCAAAGGATATTTACTTTATTAGGATCTAATGGAACTTTACCTGGAACAGATGTACATATTTGTACTTGATTAAGTAAATCTTTACTTACATATTTTTCTAAAAATTCAAATTGTAATTCTGTACCACCTCTAGGTTTCATTTTTCACTCATAAATTTCTTAAAGACTTCCAATCCTTTATTAGTTACTCTTACTACAACATCACGACTGATATCATTAGGATCAACGTTTGCTGCTTTTAGTTCTTCTTCGTCTTTATAGATATAACCAGTTTTTTTATTCTTTATTATTGTTACTGTTTCTGTATCTATATGATATTCTTTCTTATCCATATTTTAATTAAATCCCATCGGACATTTTCTTTTAACTTCTTCTGTCTTATTAATAGTTTTCTTTCCCATTCTATAACCCATGAAAAATGAGAATACTAAGAATAATATTACTATCGCTGTATGCCAAAAATAAAACATATTAATTTTGTCCGTTTTGATCGTCTCTATTTATTTCTAATATTGCTAACGTAGCACTTATACCAGAAACATCGGAAGTTTCAAGTCTTATGGTATCTGTTTCTTCTAGTACAATTGGCCCCTTTGCTAGATTACAAATCGTAGGTCCAGAAATAGAAGCATAAGCTATTTGATAAACTGTAGATACTGAATCATCATTGATAGATACTTTTAATATTTTACTTCCAGATTCATTAGTCACTTGTATATTTTGAATAATGGCATTAGCGTTTGATGGACATGTATATACAGTTACAGCAGCCGTAGTGCTTGGATCATAGAATGCGTTTTTATAAATATTTGCCATTATATTATTGTGTTAAATCAAAAAAAGTTAAAAGTCCAATTCCACCACCTGTAGAAGTAAGTGTTCTAGCACAAAGTGAGTAAACATCACTAACTCCTGCAAGAGAAGCACCTAATTGTAAATCAAAATTAAAAGAAGCAGCAGCTCCTGATAAAGAAGATCTCCCAGATTTAGAAGTTAAAAATTCACTATATACTAAAGTACCTCCAGTTATAGCGGATGCTGTAATATCAAATTCTACATTTGCATCTGATGCAACAGCTGAATAAGAAGCGCTTGTTAATGTACCATTTTTAAATAAACCGATTTGATAATTGTCTGTAGTTGTTGGTAAAAAATTTACATTATAAGGAATAACAACAGCACCTAATGAACCAGATGCAAGTCTAATAGAAACAAGTGGTTTATAAGTTGTGGTTATATAATTTCCAGCTGTTGCACTTGTCATTGTAGCAACATGTTCAATAGATGTTTGTTCATAACCAGCTTCTGATAATACAGTTGAACAAATTTGTTTTAAATAAGAAGCTGATCCAGTTGCCGCAGTATTTGTTATTTCATATCTTACAGGTAATATAGCAGTTGTCATATAAACAGAAGTTCCAGTAACGTTTGCAGTTTGATAAGTATGACAAACTATATACTGACCATTAATAATAAAACCACATCTAACATTACCAACACCTAACCATTCAAAATCCATCCATAAAATTTGAGGCTTTGTTAAATCTAAAGTTAAACCACTTGAACCTGTTCCATCTAATTTATCCCCATTCCAAGAAGACTGATCAACTTTTCTTGTAGTATCGTCCACAGAACCACTAATATAAGTTCTTAATATAAATGATTTAGTAGTATTATTTAATTGAAAGAATACTCCATTTTGAACTCCAAAATAACCAACCCTCTGTCTTAAATTTGTTTTAGCTTCATTCATTACAAATGTTGCAAGGACTAATAAAGCTTTACCTGGTTGATAAGGAAATGATCTAAAAGTTTGTCTAACTACTTCAGCGCCAGAAGCAGTGTTTACATCCATTCTAACAGATGATTCATTAGGTAAATAAGTTGTAGATCCACCCGACACAGTTGATGTATCAAATTGAGGATCTATTGCGTATCTATTTTGTGAATCAAATAATGTATAAGGTTGAGATACTCTTAATCTTCCAAATGCATCTGTATTGGTTCCACCTATTGCAACATAAGCTGGATTACTTGGACCTGAGTTTAAATTTTCACAACTCATTAGCAGCCAAACCTCATGTTAAACCAAGTGAATCTTTGCAAGTCTTGTTTTAAGTCTTCTTGGAAAGAAAAGTTTAATTGATCTTTTAATGTCTCTAATGCTTGTAGAACTTGTCTTTGATTATCTGGTGAATATTCTTGACTTGGTTCTGGTATGTATGTTGTAATTTTTGCCATTATCTTCTTCCATCAGGTTGAATGTCTACTCTAAATAATCCATATCTCCAATTTTCATCTACAGATTCGTTTTCTACTTTAATACTCATTAATCTATTTCTTGCTCTAGTATCTATCTTAGTTGTAGATGAAGTTACAGTGTATGGTCCCAACATCTGACTATTTTGTGTTTGAGATGGATAATCTCTTAACAATAAAGTTACTTTAGCATTTCCATCAAGTATTTTAAAGTCTGGTATAAATCTATTTATCTTCATTAAATACTGGCCATCTCCTTCTATATCTAAATCAAAGTCTCCAGATTCAACATATGCTGGTATAGCTGTTTTAACTCCAGTATAACTTACTTCATTAACACCTGTTTCATGTTGATAATATGTACATGCTCCATATGTATTAGTTACACCATTAATGGTAGGGAATGTTGGCACACCAGTTGATATCCATTTTGTAGCATATGGTTTATCGTATGTTTGCGCATCTGAATAAGTTGTTCTAGTTAAAGACATTGTGGTCCAAGTATTTTCAACGAAGTTATAAACTACCGATGCATTAACTGCTGATGAGTTATTAGTCGGATAAAACCAAATCACTTCATTATATAAACTATTATGAGATCCATAGACAATGTCTGCAGCATTATAATTAATACCAGGATTATCTCCACCAGTTGTAAATACATAATCTTCAACTAATGATGGTAATTGTTTAACAGTACCATCATAAACAAAGAATCCACCACCAAATCCCATCCAGAATATTGCACCTTGTGCAAAGACTATTGAATGTTGACCTATACATCCGCAGTTTGTACCAACCTGTCTAATTGAAAAGACAAAAGGAGGACCAACAAATTGCATAACATAAGCTGCTTGATCCGTTAAAATAAATATATAATCCTTACCTTGTACTGCTCCTACTATGTAATTTCCTGTGTCAAGTCTAAAGGTACCTGCACTATTTGTTGCAGTCGGTGCCCAAGTATTATAATCTTCTTGGTTTGAAAATCTTATAAACATTGGATCTTGTGTAGAGGGTGATCCAATCGTAGTTTCTGTTCCTAGTAAAATTAAATGTCTGTCTCTATCAGATACGATTGAACAAGTTGATTTAGTTGGAGCTCCAGCTATTACGGATGCTCTAGTTGTTAAAGCTCCTGAATCTGCTGGGTTCCAAGAATATGTTTTACCATCTTTAATTGTTGCAACTAATATTTGTCCAAAGTTATCAAATGACCAATTCGCTGGTGACAATACAACTGTTGGAGATGTTGATTCTTCACCCCAAGCAACTGTACCATAAGTAGAAGTTCCCCATCCATAACCATAGGTTTGATTAACAGGGCCCACGAATACATAAGGAGTTGTGATTAGAGATCCTCCACCAGTAACTCCAGTTCCTGTTTCAGCTGTAGCCATTGTAATTCTAAATGTAGATGAAGTTGGAACTGATATTACTTCAAAAGTATTTGTTGTAAAACTTGATGATGTATAACTTGTTGTTGTTGGTCCTGGTGTTGTAACACTTGTAAATATAATATAATCACCAACTGCAAGTCCATGACCTGCTTTATTGATTGTAACTGTAGTTGATCCTGTTGTTGATGTATAAGTACATCCCGTTATAGCTGTTCCAAGTGGAGTAATATCATAAAAAGCACCTTCAAAATAAATAGCTAATACTTTATTAGTTCCAATTGCTGCATATTTATTACCGCTTAAATCTGTCCATGTGTGCTGGGCTCTTGCAACTCCAGCTAATGTTTGAGGTAGTAATTGTTGCCAACCACCAATTTTTTCAGGGTATCCATAACGAAAACGAATAAAATCACCATCAATCCACTGACCTTCTGCGGCAGTTGCGGTGTCTTGTTTGTTAAATCCAGCTTTTATAGGTATCTTTTTTAAAGGCATAAGGGTTCTTATACCCCATATCTATATATTTAACAATAAAGAGTTATTTGCCTTCT